TGCCTGTAATTGTTTTGTAGATACATCCAAAAGCCCCAACAACTGCCTTATAGCAAGTCTTTTTTCTGCCTCATATTTTCTATCTAATTTACGTACAAGGTACTCTTGCTTCTTTGACTCCCACCAGTCACGCAGCCCGGCCTGCTTTCCCAACCCTTCAAAGATCTGCTTGTCAAACTCCTCAGACACTTCTTTGGTACCAATTTCTCGCAATAAATCTTTCCTTAAAGACTTAACCTTGTCACCGCTTGACTGAATCAAATTTAAATTGTTATTTATTTTTGCGAGCAAAATAGCTACATCCATGTACCTATTGGCTTTAAAGGCACGCCTAGCTTTTTTTGCCAGCTCTTCTAAATCATTAACCCAATTATCAATATTATCATCAACTTCTCTTAGCTGAGTCATCAACTCTCGGTAAGCTGGAGAAAATCGCTCAGAAAAAGCCCGACCCCAACCGCTAGGAGTAAGCTTTTCTCTCCACCATGTACCCCTACGAGCTGCTATTATAAAAATATCTCGATTCATTATAAAACCTTTATATAGAAGTAATCAATAGTTATACTTCAATATACATAACAACTAATTGTTATGGCTTCTATAATTCAAAATAACATTTATTTAGAAAGCTGGAGGTGAGGGAAGCTCAGACTCTCCTCCAGCTCCAGGAAGACCTGCGGCATTTGCCTCCTCTTCCTCGCCAGCAACGGGCTCAGTGATTTCATCTGAAGAAGAAATAGTGCGTAACTCATTTAAGGGCATCTTTGAAAGAACAAGCTTCTCTCTAGCCAAAATTGCCTCTTGAATAGATTCATCCTTCATTTTTCTTTGCTCATCCTCCCAGTCCAATCCCAAAGACCGATAAAGGGTTTGAATTGAAACTCTTCGAGGTTCGCCTGTTAAATTTTGAAGAACATTTATGTAGTCACCCAAATCAAATAACGACATGTGGTTCCATTCTACCTTTGGAACAATCAATATCTTTTTGCCATCTTTGTATTCATAAAAGTCATTTATTTTAGAAATAGGCGCAAATATTTTACGTCGCAGCCATGAGCTTATCATATTCCTAAATTGCATGTATCGCTGCCTTAAGACATCTAAGGCAACGCCTCCATTTGCATACGTAACATCAGAGCCGCCATCCATCACAACAGAAGGAACCATCAGCCCTGTATAAATCTCTTTCAAAAGCTGCTGAACATCACCATTAATATCAATTATAGATCCTGATGCTCCAACTCTATCAATCTGAACGGCTTCATGAGTAAATATTTTAAAGTCTTTATCATACTGAGCTTGCTCAAACACCTGCCTCCAAGCCTCAAGGTCTGTTGGGCTGGGTTTATAAGAATCATTACCAACTTTAACCACAGTCAGTGGATTGATTAAATTCGCAGCTTGAGCAAACTTAGACTCCCTAAGTTGATCAAAAAGCATTAAAGTTCTGAATGAAGATACAATCAACCCCGTCCCTCGAACCTCATAAGGGCTAATCCTTCGAGCTATATGAGAACAATAAAAATTACTTAGAGGGATATTTTCACCACGTCGCACATGCTCAATAATACTACTATCAAGACGCTGACGCTGTTGAATGTCAGAAGGTCTATTGGAATTCACAATTCTTCTTAAATTCTCATCAGGCCTTAAACTTATGATAGGCTCGCCCGCAACAACGGAGTGTTTCACCACTATATAGTCAGGATTTTGAATGGTGAGCCGGCTCCACTTACCCATACCTTCATTTAATTCTGCATAAACAAAAGCCTCACCTAAAACCCAATACTCTTGAGCTATTTGAGTGCAAACATTTACAAGATTTAATTCATCATTCATTTCTTGAAAGAATCTTTGAACCTTTTCATTCTTACAAGTAATATTTAATTTAGAAATAGGATAAGTAGAGTGCAAAGAGATAGCATTCTGCACAATCGGATTCAAAGCAAAAAAAGCTCTACTCCAAGCATTTATAGTAGCACGATCTCTGGGCAGGTTGAGATTGCTAGTCAACCAAAGGGGGCTGTAAATTTCTGGTATTTGCCTTACAGTGCCACCAGAACCCCTCCAGCCGCCACCTCCAGAATTCGCAGCTCCATCATCGGCATTTTTACGAAACGCCCTCATATTTGAGATAACGTTCCCAGCATCAGTAGAAGCAAACTTATCAATCATATAACCCGAGCCGCCTTTATGCTCTCGAAAATGACCCGCCGAAACTTCCTCTTCCAAAACACCTCTTCGATATTGACTAACCGATTTAGCCATATGTGGCGATACTATTGAAGGAAGCTTGCGCTCATTTAAAAATTTTTCAGAATTTGTCTCAGCCATACTGCCCTTGAACTACCTATATATCTAACCGAAAATATTGACTCTAATTATAGAAACAAAACAAAATTTGAACCTCGACGCTAAACTGAATCAATCAATAAAAAATATATCATGAACGCCAAGACTATTAATTATAAGGTATATTATGGTAAATTGAAAATTAAAAAAGGGGCTTTAGATGTAGATAAATCTAAGGAAAAAATAAACCGCATATTAATTGTTTTTTAAACCCAAAAAAATATATGAAAAAAACTTATATACTAGACACTTCAATTATTATAAATGACCCAAATTGCTTAAATAGCCTCAAAGGAAATCAAATTGTTATACCAATAGATGTACTTAACGAGCTGGACAAACTTAAAACCTTTCAAGATCAAGTGGCAAAAAACGCCAGATTATTTATCCGTAAACTAGACGAATTAATAAAATTAAATCAAAGTAATAATTTAAAAATAGATGAAGATACATCATTAGAAATTGATACAGAAAAATACAATAACAAATTTGAAGATGAGGACATAATAGATAATAAGATTATATCTTGTGCATTTTATCAAAATTTAAAAAAAGAAAATGTAATATTACTTTCAAATGACATCAATTTAAGAGTTAGAGCTACCGCGTTTAAAATTAAATCAGAGGGATACAAGAAAAAAAGTAATAACGCGACTGATTTATATAAGGGACACAGAGTTATACAAGACGACGAGCTTGGTAAAATATTATGTGAAGAAAAATACTTAACCATTTCAGATTATGAAGATCTAGAATCACTTAACCCTAATGAATTTGTGAATTTCGAAACATCAAGCGGTAATGGCATTTGCATCGGAAGAAGAATAGAGGATGCGCTTTGTATGAGAAAGCCGTCAGTCCTATGGGGGCTAAAGTCCAAAAATAGAGAGCAGGCATACGCTACTGATTTGCTTATGGATCCATCAATTCCATTAGTTACACTTACGGGTAAAGCCGGAACTGGAAAGACAGTACTAACTGTAGCAGCTGGTCTCGATTCGGTCATAAATAAAAAAGCTTACAATCAATTGATTGTCTATAAGCCCATGGAACCTGTCGGCAGAGAGGTAGGATACCTGCCAGGCAATTTGGAAGAAAAATTAGACCCTTGGGCTGAAGCATTAAAAGACAGTTTAAACTTTTTAACATCCTCCGGCAATGGAAGCGGCAGAAAAAGCAGCTGGAAAGACAAGTTAAGCCAATACACCGATCAAATTACATTCGAAGCTCTTACATACATTAGAGGGCGAAGCATTACTAATGCTTACATAATTATTGATGAATGCCAAAACACAACAAAAGAGCAGATTAAGACTGTTTTAACAAGAGTTGGAATGAATTCAAAAATAGTACTACTAGGGGATATTGATCAAATAGACCACAGCTATCTTGACGCTGTTAATAACGGTTTGACTTACACCATAGAAGCGTTTAAAGATTCAAATTTATCGGGGCATGTGACGCTTGAAAGGGGTGAAAGAAGCGATTTGGCCACAGAAGCAGCATTAAGATTATAAAAAAAAGCCCAGAATAATCTGGGCTTTTTTTAGTGACTATATCAAAGACCTACGGCTGCTGGATCTCTTACGATTTCAGGTAAGTCTACGTCTGCCTTTAATGATTTTTCCAATTCAGTCACAACTTGATTTAAATCTTTAAAAGATTTCGATTGAGCGGGTTGAAAGCCCGAATTAGGGCCACTTAATCTTGCAACTTTTCTTAACCACTCTTGAACTTCCAGAGCCATTAGATAGTTATGAATATTCTTAGAAATATCATTATAAGTTTTGCTTATATATGAATACAGCTTTTCAGCAGCCTTTAAGGCATTCTGCGGTGTGGGATTCCTTTCAAAATCAGCCTTTGCATTTTGATAATCTGAATTTTGACTCTTCCAACTAGCAAATTCACGCTTCGCTTTCTTAAGCTTCTCTTCTTTGCTTAGCTCAACTCCCTCTGGCTTGAGTGCTTCTTCAAGCATTCTCGTTAATTTGCCAACCTGAGAATCAAGGGCAGCACCACTCGGCTTTTGATCTACTCTAACTACAACAGGCGCAATCTGATGACCAGAACCACCTTCAATGGCCTTTTGCAATTCTTTCACACTGCCTGTCAATTTTCTCAATTTTTCTAATTCATCTTCAGTATCATAAGCATCATCTGCCAAATCTTTATCCGGGACATCCAATTTCATCCCTGGATAATATATGCCAAACAATTTTACAAAATCGGAAATGGCTTTTTGCGTAGCAGGCCCCCACTTACCGTCTTCTACAATCATATCAAGATCACTATCTAAACCGCTAGCAAGGCGATCTTTTACTCTCTTTAGAGCATTAAATGCACGTTGAAAATCATAAACATCTCCAAAAGTATATTGTTGCGAAAAAGACCTTAACTCAAACTTTCTAGCAACCTTACTCAATCTGCTTGGAGCGCTTAAGGAGGCTTTATCTCGACGCCTGCCCTGCTTAAACTCAGCATTATAAATGCTAGCTAATTTTGAAATATCATTTACCAAACTCATTGCAATACCTTTGTTAAAAATAAAAGCTATAGAATTACAAATTTATACTTAATTATAACCATCTATCTCTTAACTGCCTCCATGCCTGGGACATAACCTACAACAACAGGCAATGAACTCTTACTTTTAGCATTTTCATTGATTAAATTAGGATTGTGAATTGAAAACGCATTTGTTATATCAAACTTATAAGCTAAATAGGCATTCAACATAGCCATAAATCCATCATTTGGAGTTGATCCTTTTACGTAACGAATGCCAGTATACCCAGCTCGATCAACTTTGGGCTTAATCTCCATAGAGCAACAATGCTGAACTAGCCACCCGACCTTTTCATAATCTCCAAATGGAAATCTTATCTTTCCTTGCTTCATTAAATCATAAAGCTCTGCAATGTAATAATCTCTCTCAAACATAATAGTACTTGGAAAGAAATCTGTCTTATATTTTATATGGCCATTTAGCCTAGATACAGCCTGGCTCCCTAAAAACTTCTCGCCAAACTCACGCTGCAACACTTCAGTAAGGTCATTGGCAAAGCCAATATCTCCCACCCCCAAAGTAACGCTATATTGCCGATAAATTTGCTCAACAATAGCCCTTTTACTTTCAAAATCATTTTTCTTTAACCTTGTTGCAAAGTCTATTGATAAAATATGAGGGCCATCTGCCACTAAAATGACTGCACAACTATATGATTGACCTTGTTGAGATCTTTTTCCGCCAGCTCCAGTATCAATATCAACCTTTTGACCCCAGTCGCAACCTAAATAAACTTTTTTATTCTCATTGTAGGATATACTGGCTCTAAATTTCCTTTCACGATCTGCGCAATGCTGATCTATTTGCTCTGGCGTAATCGGAGAGGCATCGCCTGAAAAAAACTCACCCAAAACCTCGTTTTGATAAGCCCTTTCCGTATTGATAGGATGATTTTCAGGCTTTTCAGACAGAATTTTTTCTTTTGTAAACTCTGGCATATATAATTGGTTTATATGATAACCAACAAATGAAGCATCTGGATTATCATTAAAAGCAATCCACTTACCTCGCTCTGCCGCCTGCCTTTTATCTTGCTCATGACCGCAGTGGGTGCATTTTACAATAAAACCATGCAGCCAAATTTTCTCCCAATCACTTCCAGGGCCATACAAAGGAAATGTTTCCTTGCAGCTCTCGCACCCCAAATGAAAATATTGTTGAGAAGAGGCGTTCCATATGTTCCAATACTCTGACCCTCTTTGTTTAGGCGTTCCAAAATAAACCTGGATACCCTCGCCAACCCTGCCATACTGAGCTTTTGCTAATGTCTTAGTTGCATTGCCTAATGCCTCGCCCTTCATGTCCTGAACTTCGTCAAAAAACAAAACATCAACAGTTCTACCGCGCAATCTGTCCCCATTTAATCCGGTTGACTCAATCCATATATGATTACCACCTGCAAACTGTTTGAATTGCAAAGAATCATTTGATGAAGTGGATGTATCTAACTTGGCTTGCAAGAATGTTTTATTTCCGAAGTTAGATTTAGAATTATTATAGTCTTTATAAGGCATTGCGCTAGCAATCATAGAATTTAACTTAACCTTAGTATAGGCATAAGCTAATTCTAATTGAGGAAAGCAATGCATAATTCGAATCGGAGGCCGATTCGATGCGCCAAAAGAGCCTGACGCAACAAAAAACAATTCAAGCGCAGCTGCCATTGTAGTTGCGCCAACCTGGCGTCCTTTAACAAGGACTACAGGTTTCGAATCTTTTTCTAAAGATTTTAAACCAATGTATCTATAGATATCAGCAAACGGCTTATAGCCATTACCATTTAGTCTAAAAGGGCGGCCATCTAATGTTAAATATTTTTCACAAAAAGCAACAGGATCAATTGCTAACAGATTTTCTTTAATCTGAGAAAACAGATCTTCCTTGCTGCCCTTTTTTATCTTAGAGGCGGCATCTCTTTTCATATTAATCTTTCTTACATTTTATTTGGCATAAACTGCTTTAAAAAGTCTGTATTATCTGCATCTGGATGCAAATCTAAACCAACACCTCTACCCAAATGATGATTAACTGATTGCTGACTTGTATTGCTGACAATGGATGAAATAATATCGCTTATTAGCTTTGCAGCGTCATCATTATTTACGTGCTCAGGACTGCACTCCCTTGCAAACATATCTAAAATTTCACATTGAACAGCGGGCACTGCAATGTGGCCGTTGTGAGTATTCACCAGATTTTTTACAAATGCAATAACTCGCTCTTTAATATTATCGTCATCGCTAAACACGCATGCCACAAACGCTTTTTTTGAATTATCAGCTTCTTTGTATCTTTGATTCGACTCAGAGTTCACTCTTTTTAAATACTCTGACAATCCCGTCCTGCGGTGCAAGTCCTCCACCGCCCCTTGTACGCTCGAAAAAACAGGACGACCGCTAACAATAGAAGATATTTGATCATAAATAGATTTATCAGAGGATGATCGCTGGCGAGCAACCTCTACCGCCGTAACAGCTGCCGGATCTGCAAGCTTATTTAGTCGATCAGCAAAATCATCTAACCAATCAACACGTTTACTAGACTCACGATCAATATAATGATTATTAGAGATTTTAAATATTTTACTCATAATAGATTAACCCGGATAGTTAGCCACAAAATCAAAATTATCAGTTGAAGCTGTATCAACCTCTTCTCGCCCTTTACCTCGGTCCCACCGCATGGCATAACCCATATCACTGAGCAGCTGCATGATGGAGGCCTGCTCCCGACCTGTTAGCTCATATTTATCGCACATATGATCAAACGTATCTTCAATGTCTTTACCAGAGCTAACCATTGAGTTTATACACGTCCGCGCCACATATGACTCAAACATGGGCACACAAACAACAAATGAAGCGGCCTTTGCCTTTTTAACCATACCATCAGCAGCTTCAGATTTTTTTCTCTTTTTACGGTGAGGGTATTTGTTATCGCGAATCTTGGTCAAATGCTCTTCAAGCCTTTTTATTCCATCTTGGATTTCATCACGCGCTAGCTCAACCGCATCAATGACAATATTATTATCTAAATCCATTCTTACTGCTTTGGATATTTCCGAATCAAGTTTTTCAAGATAAGCAATTGCCCTCTCACAGCCAGAGGTCTCTTTACCCGTATGACTGGGTATTGAGCTTAATTTATCCCTTAACCAATCTAAAAAGTTGATTACCGTCCATTTCCAAGGGTCATCCTCAACCTCAACTTCCTCATCTTCAACGATGAGGCTGCCTGGTTCGTACTCTCCATCACTTCCAGGAATAGAGCCTAACATTTCAGATAAATTACCTCGCACGTCCTCTTCCTCTACCTCCAAATCACCGTTATCATGAACATAAAATGACTCATTAGAATCGGGAGAATCCACGTACATCAAATCCTGAGCTATTAAACTTTTGAATTTATTATTTTTTGAAGATTTACTAATAGACATAAAATAACCCTGACAATAAGAACTATATTCGATTATATTACTTTTTATGCAATGATTTTTACTTGCAATAACGCGATACTATCTAATCGGAGCCGTCTTTTTTTATTTTATTTACATCTTCCTCTGATATTTTCGTTAACTCATCACGATCATCTGATCCTTCTAAACCAAACAATCCATAATATCTATGCCTGCTCTTACCGCTATCCGAATAATAACCCAACGGATAACTAAAAAGACCATCAACCCCTATGCCAGAGAAAAACCTCGGATAATAAGCCGAACCCCTTAATGAGCCCTTTTCATGCACTCCGGCGGCAACAGAGCCCCAATTGCACTCAACAATATCTTTATTTGACTCTATCAAATTGCCAGCAAATTTACATATTTCATTTGGACTGTTATAGATAAGCAAATGAACATTTGCCGAGGCAATCATATCTTTCTCCCAATCAGACACATCTTTTCCTAAGATAGCAAGAGGCGCCATTTTATCGACAAGTCTTCCCGCCGTTTTACATGCATGAGAAATGGGCAAACCAAAAGGACAGGGATTATCATTGTCATCCCTAAGCACGGCCAGCCTAACTATAGTTTTATCTTTGGGCATTTTAACTCGTCAAATTTGCGGCATTTTATCTACATCATCACTAACGATATAATAGATAAAACTTAAAGCTTTTTTTCGCTTCTTCCGCTTTTTTCTGTTTTTTTTCGCTTTTTTCTTTTTTCGCTAAGAAAGTCAGCTACACTTTTATATTTATCCATTGGCCCTGAATACAAGCCTGGTCCGGGAGTGGCTCCTGTAGGATCTTCGTGTTGAGTGTAGTCATAGTTTCTAAAAAAAACTTCAGGCCTAACGTCTAAATCAACACGCTCATTTCCCTTTTTTGCCCGCTTCATTGTTTCCTTGCCAAGTTCTGAGCCATACCCTTATAAAGACTTGGAAGGGCCGGTATATAGTCCCAAAGATTCATTTCATTAATCAAATGAATGACTTTTTCTTTGTCATATTTTATTGATTTGTTGAGAACCTTTACAAGGTATCTAACCTTAACTCCATCAGCTATTCGTTCTGGATTAGCTCTAACCCAATCAATAATCCTATCATCAACATCAAAATCTAATTTTGCTGCAATATAAATAACTCTAACAATTCTTTTATGCTGACTTCCTAATGTGATTTCTGGAGTAAGATTTGTTCTCACAATACGATCTTCTATATCTCTTAATCCTCGTCCAAGCGGATCTAGTATATTTTTAAGATCCATAGTCATCAAAAGAGAATTAACAGTAAAATCTCTACTATACAGCTCACGAAGCATGTCTGTAGGATTTTTTATATTTAACTGCATTAAATAATAATTTATACCAGGCACTTTAAAGTTACTGGAAAAGTCTAACTTCAAATTGGCTAACTTCATCTGCGAATGACCATCAGGCATTACCTTGTAACTGCTCACAAAAGGCCAATAACGTTCATTTATTAATTCTGACAGTCGAATGACATCTTTATCACCCGTTGTAATATCAACATCGGTGAAATCATTAAATCTTTTCAACACTCTATCACGCGGAAGGCCTCCACAAACGTAAGGAGCTGATAAGCCGTTTTCAGAGGCTATATCTTCAATAGATTTCAACAACGAGCTAATTTTCATACAAATTACCTCGTTGATTTTAATTGCTGTGGCACCGGAGCTACAGTTACCGGCTCCTCTATTTCCTGAAGATCTGCCTCAGGGCTTTTTGGCAATGAATCTTGCGACTTTTCTTGATTATCTTGCCTTTTCTTTTGCTCAGCTCTTTCCAAGTTAGCCTGGACCGCCGCAGGATCGACTTTATCTGCCTCAGAGTCCTCTACGTCAATCTCCAAATCAATAACATCTTCCTGAGGCACCTCTATCGACCCTCTAAGCCTGGACAAAATGCCTTCAATACGACTCAAGCCATATTGATTTGACTCTAAAGAAGATCTAGTCGCCTCTGACAAAGCTGGAAAAAATGACGCAATGCCAAGCTTATCCATCATCAAATCAACAAGTGACAATTGCCTTGATATCTCTCTATTTTTATACAAATTAGACAAAGCCTCTAATTTGGCAATAACATCCTCGATGGTTACATTCTCTAAATCAAAATCTTTATCGCCCCCATTAGACTGCTCACTAACTTCAACAACTTCGTCAGCAGCAACATCCGCAGGTTCTTCTAAATCATCCTCGGAAACCTCAACAGCCTCAACGGGAGCAGGAGTAGGGGTAGGAGTAGGAGCAGGAGTAGGAGCAGGAGTAGGAGCAGGAGTAGGGGTTGGTAGAACGGCCTCCTGACCCTCTACAACAATTATATCAGAACCATCAAAATTACGCTCTTCCTCATTTTCTTGTTTAGACGCAAACTTAACAAAGTTATCCAAAACATTATCATCTGAGCTTCTAAAGAAATCAGACTCTGCAAGAAATTTAAAAAATATACTCTCTTTAACAAGACCATCTCTTTTAAAACAATTGGCCTGTTTAATAATTAAATCATCAAACAAACTAGCATTTTTATTCTTACCGCAAGTAGTGAAATAAGTACTTAAACTATTAATACCATCAAGAAGTTTCTTTGTGCAATCTTCTCCAAGATAATTTGTCGCCGGGCCTTCTTGAAGTAATTTTCTAATAGAATTAAATCTACTTATAACTTTCTTTCTAAGCTCTGCTGTTTTTTGAGCCTCTGTTTGCGCTTGAGTTTCAACTTTAACATCAAGCTCTGCCTCCAGCCTTTCTTCAGGTTTGAAAGAATTCAAATTAGAATTATCAACTCTTTGCGGACGTTGGGGGCCTAAATGCTGAAGTGGAATGCCGGCAGTGCCATCCCCAACCATTAAATAATCATAATTATTTGCAGTTTTATATTTCAATTGAGCACCTTCGTCATAAAAAGACATCCAATACTTAAAATCTTTGATTTCCATATCATCCCAATGAGCTGTTACTTTTTTAAATGAATCATTAAAAGAATGCCCTTGCTGTAATAGCATTCTCAGTCCTTGCATAGAAGAGACCCATTTTTGTAAATTATAAGGACTTGCGATATAGCCCCCAAAGCCCCCTTGAGGATATGCTGTTTTTTTAATAGGTATGTTTAATTCGTTCAAACTATTAGCCACAGCTTTATGAAATTTAGAAATAGTATTAATTGGATACTTATCTCTATTTTTGTAAACTAAACTTGATATCTTTGCTCTCCGCGCTGGAGAAAACTCTACCCCTGACAAGTCTCGTGCAATTACAGGGGCATGAAGCAATGAATACATAAATATTTTATGATCATTTGGACACGTAACTCCAATAGAAGTCATTGCTTTTGATTGTCTTATCATCACATCTTTCAACTTCTCAGGCAAATCATCAATTCGATTCCGAATAAGCTCTTTAAAATAAGAGTTCACATCGTCCAAATTAAAAGATTTTTTGTTAGTAGCTTTCATTTTCATTTAAAATTAAAAAATAATGCTTTTTAAATAATTATAAACATCTACACTATTAAGTATATCAATATATGACTAGGGGCAACTATCAGTCAATGTTGGTAATTTTTTCATTCAGCTTCGTTGCCTCTGCCAATCTTCTATCAACTGTAAGTTTTTCTTCCTGCGGTGGTTTTAACTTGGCTAATCGCTCTGTTAAAAGCTCAACAAACAAAAAAGAAACTTCTGGATCAAAGTGAGTTAATGTTTCTCTTATAACATCTTGAAAGATAGCCGTGTGCTCTTCAACCGCCTGTATTGTGACGTTATGTTGTATGATTTGATCTGGAGATTGATTTATAATTTTGTCATATTTATCAACTGCATTGAACAACTGATCAAACCATCTTATTAGAACCGTATCGCCCTTAAAATCTTCAGGATCTTCTTGGATCTTATCAAATACCTGCTCCGCACGATCTCTAATGAGCGTAATAGTTGACACTAACATTTCGCGAATATCAAGCTCTTTATCAGCGATCTGATTAAGCCTCTCTCTATAAGTTTTATTATTTAAAAGAGACTTTGATACTTTTTTATTTAACGTTGCGCCATTTTTAGTATCACTTAAATCAACAGCAAAGCGATTATAAGTATCAAGATATTTGCTATTTACAAAATCTTTTAATATTTTAATAGATAAAATTAAATGTTTTTGCTCTTTGTCTGGATATTTTAATTTTAACCACTTATTAATTTCTTTAGGAGACGCGCCAGAGACTAACTTTGATATTATCTCCTCACCATTAGGGTGGTCTGTTATTGATGAAAAATCAGACATACATCAAAACAATTTCAAATTTTAAATTCTTTCTTACTTGCTTATGAAAAGTATAATTACTTCTCAAGCTTAGAATCTAACGAGGCATTTGATGAAAGTCTTTGATTACGATCTGTAAAAGACATTCCCTCTAGCCTACGATCATACAATGCACGGGTTTGCTCAGCAACGTCACTACCAGGAACCTTGTTACCCTTAAGTGTAGTAAATCCACTGCTATAGTTATAGATCTTATGATCCATACTACACTGAAAAACAGTATCCGCAATACGCGCCATCTGAGCGCCAGGATGATCTGGACATGTTCTCGTAGAAAGAGCAGTCTCAAGAGGTCGATAAGTTTTAAACCTATTTTCTATCAATTCGGCTGTATTCTTGACATCTAGAGCTTTGTCAGACTCTTCTCTAGCTCTTGTATAAGCTTCATCTCGCTGTTCGCTGCGAAGTTTAGCTCGAAGCCTGTCTATCTCTTTATCCTGAGCTTCTTTAAACTTTAAGCGTTCTTCCGCTGCATTCAGCTTCATTAGAAGCTGATCGATGACAGACGCCTGTCTAACTAAAACAGGATCATCACTTTTATCAAACTTATTCGCTACAGCTACAATCGCCTCTAAATCCTCATCATACAAATCATCTATTGACTTTTCAGCCATGACCTCTATACCATCAGCAGCCTTATTTAATATAGAATCAACAGTCACCAAAACTGAGGCTACATGATTAAGCAGATCTTCATTGCCTGTTTCTTCTGCTGCTATTATAATTGGATTCTCAGACAAATCAGTACTGATTTTTTCTGAAAAAATTCTAAGCAGATCAGCTACTTTAACAACTTTTTCATGACTCATAATTACCCCATGTAAATTCTGGAATGTAAGAAAGACCCGCCTTCAGCAGTTTCGCTCATTTTCTTTCTATAAAGCGGGTGGCAATCGCCGTTTTTGTCTTGATAAACCTTATGAACTGGAAGATTTGTGTGACTGCAAATAAGGTGCTTGCTGTGCTTATGCTTGAAGGTTGCAGCACATTTCGTTACAGGAACATCGTTTGATGACTTACCACCAAGACCATCTCTATACGCTTTAAACGCTGTATCAAAGGCAGCCTTGTCGCCAGAGTGCCTTAGAACATTAAGCGCATCTTCTGCCTTTAAATAATCATTATCTAACATCGCCACACGAACCTGATCGATTAAATCACTCGGCTTTAGCTTGTAAAGCGGAGAGGCTTTTGCCAACTCTCTCGTATCATTCACGCCCTGAGCCAACAAAGTTGAAATACCCTCTTCAGAGAAATCTAATATATTTCCATTTGCCAAAACAACAGTGGGCTCAACAACCTCACCGTTCTTGACTTTAACAGGAACCTTAAAACCAGTAGAACTATCAATTGAAACTGAGTAAAAAATGGTATCTGAATTGTTATCAGAAACTGAAACCTGACAATTTCTGTGGCCAAACTTACCCATCAAAAATCTTATTATGTTACGCCCTCTATCAACAGCTTTTTTACCTAACAAAAACTCTGCTGCACCAGCGTGTGAAGAAAGCCTTGCAGCAATTTCCTTCACCTCTTCAGGTTGCTCAATTTCAATATCTTTAACCGAAGCAGTCAATTTATCAACTTCTTGATAAAGAATACCATTAACTGTATGATTTGAAGGAGTTTCCTTGGCCGCCTCTGCCATCATGACAATTCGCTCAACTTCACTCATGGGCTCTGGAGTTCCGTTTTTAGCCTCAGCAATAACTCCGAGAAGCTTTTGAACATCAACCTTATAAGATTTACCCGCTGTAGACAGCAGATGTTCTTTAAGATCATCTTTGCTAATTGAAACAAAGCCCGCCTTGCTTAAGAACATAGTGGGAATCAAAGCCCTATCATCCACGACCTCAACTGGAATTAATGCATAACTCTGACCTCGCGGCGTGTCATAAGTTGCCTGACAAATCAATACATCGCTCTGGCCGGCTACAACATCAATCTTTTTTGGATGAATTCCAGTCTTGTTAAGCTCATGCAAGCAAGTTTTTTGCGCTCGCTTTGCCACTACTGCTGAATATCGCTTTAGAGGGGTGTCAGTATCGAAGGCAGACTGAAGTGCGTTAGACAAAAGAGGATCTGCCAGCTTTTCAAAACTTTCACTAACAAAATCCTTCCCCTCATTGGGATCTCTTTTCATTTTATTCAGAGCAGTTTTCTTCGGAAGAGCTAGCTCCTCAACAAAATGTTCCGCAAACTTATTGTTAGATCTATATAATTTATTATATACATCCTTTAGCTCAGCGCGAGTGATAAATAAAGCATCCCCCTCAGCTCTGCGTTTCAAAAAATTTGAAATACCCACAACGGTTTGATCCATAGGGAATTGCTGAGCCAACCTGTTAGCCTTTACAGCTAACATATCAACGGAAAACTTCTCATTATCGTAAATTGCCTTAGCGGCTTTTGTAACAATATCGTTTAATTTATAGAGACTCATTATGCGTCTCTCCTTTTTTCAGCTACTTTTGTAAAATATTTCGAATTAAGCTCTTCATGAGTTGCAAATAAATCTTTCAACTGAGACTCAGGGAGCCCTGCTAATAAACTTACGGTCAAACCTTCACTTGAAGCTAGTTTTTCTGGCAAAAACCCACACACTGACTTGGCCTCTTCATTAGGAAGGCCAAGTGATGATAAAGAAATACGAGTCACGGGCGTATCATTATAAAAAATATTTATAAATTTACCGGACTTATCTGAAACAGCATTCCAATTAGAGCTTGATTTAATTTGCTCACCCTGTTCATTGTCATACATAGCAACAATATAGTCACCATCATTTGACTTATGGATCTGCCAAAGCCCATCAATACTGTCACTCTTATCTACAAACCGAACGACATCAAAGGCCACTTTCTTTATACGGTGGCTAACATCTTCTAATTTATAAGCTTTCTTACGATTAAGCTTATCTTGAAGTTCACTATAATCAACAGACAAATATCTCATCACATACTCCAAAATATCTAAGGAATGCTCTTTCCTTTATATATTACATAATTACCCGATTTTATGCCTATAAAAATAGCGAAACAAAAAGCCGAAATATTCATATAATTTCAAGAAAATGAACAACCATCCATTTTTCTCAATAGAGATATTACAGGGTCTATTTTATTTTCAACAATAAAATCAAGAGGCGAGCAATAATATAAATCTGGGCTAGGACACATAAGCCAACTTAACATTTCTGTAGGGCTTTTAAATATTTTATTTAAAAAAGATAAGCAAATAGAAAATTTTTCAATATCTAACTTCATTTATTTTATAGCTAAAACCCTCTGAATAAATAATGGAGCATAATAATTATTTTTATTTAATAAGACATTTCTTCATGTAGCTCTGCTATTCTTTTTAAGATCTCATTAACTTCAGGATCTTGAGCCGCTATCCTTTTAAGCTTCTTTTTTGCGCCGCCATAAATCCTTTTGCCGTGCTTGTAATCGCAATTACCATTTATAGCTTTTGTGATTGAGCTTTGGTTTACATTTAATTTTTTTGCAATCTCAGTTTGAGTATACCCATCAGCGTACAGCCTAATAACCTGCCTTTGTCTATCAGTTAAATGAGTATCAATAATTCTCCAAAATGCTGCCTTCAGCTTATCTTGCAAATCATACAACTCTTCGTTGTAATGTGAATAATTTAAGAAGCCAGTCATGCCTTGAGCTTCAGAGAATTCTTTAAGCATATCTGGAGAGCACGGTGACTCTACTAAAACATATTGATAGCTATCGCTTCTATTTTTCTTTAAATCTCTTCCCATAACAATATTTAATTAATATCTAACCAATGAACTATATATCGAATATATTATAGGTTTTACTATTCTTAAGATACTGATCGACATCTTTATATTCAGAAGGCAGCTTAATCTTCTCAATATTAATTTCTTTTGAGTAATTTCTTATTATACTTTGTTCTCCTTTTAATCCAGAATCATCATTATCTAACAATAGATAAATTTTATTGGTATACTTTTTTAGTAAAAAAAGCTGATAAAAAGAAAGAGATGAACCACCTAACGCTACCACATTATTAAAACCATTCGCATGACAATTTATACAATCGATCTGACCTTCAACTAAAATAGCACTTTGATTCTTCAAAATAGCTTTTTTTGCCTGATAAAGGCCAAAAAGGTGCAGCGACTTATTATAATAAGTATTTTTATATTTAGGTATTCCCCTTGACTTTCTCTCTTCATCCGAAAGGATCGAACGACCAATAAGACCAACTATATTTCCATACTCATCCTTAAAAGGAAAAACCAAATTATGGTAACTTAGATGACCTATATCCAAAAGTTGAACACATCCTTTTTCCGGTCTATATTTTCTATATATTAAAGATAACTCTAATAATATATCTTTATCTACAAATTTAACTATGCTATCCAGACGCTCATTTGAAGGAAAATAACCAACCCCAAACTTATTAATGCTAAATGAAGACAGCCTCTTCTCTATGTAGTTAGAGAACTCTTTAGCTTCTGGGAGATTTCTAAGAAGAAACTTACAGGCTCCTACTATTTCAGCAAAGTTCTGCGACTTCAATCTTGCATTATCAGATAATAACTTTAAGTTCATTTGCTTTCTTTGTAAAATGAAGCAAATGCCTGAATGTATGATTTGGATAAATTTTTAAATTCAGTATTACAAAATGAACATTTCAATTTATCATCGTCAATAATTGGACGAGCTGCTTTATTGCATGACGTGCATTCCACCGCAAAGGACTCTTGGTGTCCTGTATTTCTTTTTATTTGACCCAATGTTTTCATTTGCACTTTAGCAAAGCGTGTAATGCTATTGATGGAATTACCGCATTCAGTGCAAAACACTTTGTCAGACTCAACGTCTAACAAAGGCTCTTGATCTTTTCGACACCCTTTATTATCACAAAAAACATGAAAGCCCATTTAATCCTCTTTTTCTAAAAAACTTACTAAATCAATAACGTTATCAGGATAAATTACATTAATTATAAAAATGTGATCGCCTTTTTTTTTCAAGCCATATCCAGACAACTTTACTTCATCTCTGTGTCTCGTATTCTCTCGAATTTTCAAAGACATATCGCCATAGATCGTGTTGACTTGAACAACTGTCCCCCTTAAAGCGTCCAAAAGACTTATATCGATGCTAGAAACAACATCATTACCTTTTAGGGTAATATTTTTTTCTGACTCTACGTTCACTTTAACAAACAGATCTTTATAATGATTAACTCCTCCTCTAGAAATAAAATCACCAGCATTTGCCAATCGAACTATTTGCTCATTTATTATTCCAGCAGGAATGGCAATGTCTAATTCAGATTTCACCTTCCTTGTACCGCTAAAATCACAATAACTACATTTAATTATTTTTTTACCCGTACCACGGCAAGTGTTACAAGCAAATTCAACAGCATTGCAATTAAAAATATTAATTGAACCAGAGCCATTGCAAATATTACAAATACCTGCTTCTTTTTTTACAATACCTCCAACGCCATCACATTTAAGACAGTGTATTTTTTTATCAATACTTATTTTCTTAACACAACCAAGAACCGACTCTCTAAATGAAATACTTAACTCTACATCAAATTTAACTTCATTAGATGTACTTTTAGAAAAATTAACTGACCAATTTTTCTTTGTTTTTCTTTTTCTTGATTTTTTATTAACAAAATCAAACGCGGGGGGATGCTCAAGACTCTTCTTTATAACTTCATATGCTTGAGACATTTTTTTATAAAGAGCCTCGGCGTCAGGATCTTTGTTTACGTCAGGGTGACTCTTTGCCGCTAATGTTCTAAATGCTTTATTAACGTCGTCTCTAGAGCAATTAATTGTTAGCCCTAAAATTTTATAAGCATCTGCAAGAATCATTGATAAAGAAATATATTAATAATTATTCATTTTTTCTTTCATTATTAATATAACAAAGGGCGCAGGCAATACTGTCAGCCACATCAAAGTTCTCCTTACGGGGATTTCCCTTTTTGTTAAAGACATATGGAAAATCAACATTTAATATTGAAGCTACTACCTCTGGTATTTCTTCCTTTTTTGGCATTTTTTTTTCTTTTTTTATAGAATGCCTTATTTTTGTTACATTAAATAAAACTGGCTCTTCACCAGTTTTTTCATAAACGGCAAGTCCAACAGTTCGATTAAGTACGGCTAATGAGCTTATTGTCCTTGCAGTGCTGTTGCCTGCCATAAATAATACAATATCTTCTAAGGCAATAAAATCAGGCTTTAGCTCATCTATTTTTTTAGATATAAACTCACGCACAAAATAAAGCCTCTCAAAGATTCCGCCTTTCTTTGGAGGCTT